AAGCATATCTAAACTAGCTTTACCTTTGTATGCTACACCTAACAATATAAAACTAAATGCTATGACACCACTAGCACAGGCTATGCCAGATGAGTATAAAAATTCTGATCCGATCAAAGCCTACCGAAAGTATGTAGTCAATGAGAAACATTATGCAAAATGGGAAAAGGGTAGAGAGCAACCTAAGTGGTGGTCACATGACAGAGTATGATGTACATAAGATGTATGCAGATCAAGTTAATAAAGATACTATCTCATCTCTTCATGCTAATCATGGAGTGTTAGAAGTAAGATATGCAGATGGTACTATGGAGGTTTACAAGAAAAGTAAATGGAGAAAAAAATTAAAACTAATTAAAAAAAGAACTTGACTTTTATTTTAATTAGTGTATAGTGAGGATATAATGATAAAGTTAAATGACAGAGAGATAAAATTAAATAGAGATCAATACCTAGAACTAGGTTCAGACTACAATATACTTAGTGATATGTATGAGATGAAGTTAGGACATGAGTTAAGATTATTAGGTGATGATTACATTTTAAAATTTATGGACAACCAATCTTTAGAAATATTTATTGGTTACATTTATAAACAATACTTGAGGGGAATATAAACATGAGCTACACGTCAGCCGATCTAGCCCTCACTATATCACAATGGCTACGTGTCTGCCTACCTATATGGGCAGGTCAGTTATAGGGTTCTGAAGGCTCAGTTAAAAACCCTTGACTTTTAATTAAAACTATGGTATATTATATACACAATCACATAATGGAGGAAACAAAAATATGAGTGATATAAAAAAAGGTACGCAATTTATGCGTGGAGAAGTAAAGTGGGCTAGTGTGTTGACACCTAATACTACTTTCGAACCTACCTTTCAAGCATCTATCTACAATCCTATTGTAGTTAATAACTTTGGCGAGGTAATTAATTCTGATTCTGATAGCATCATTGCAGGCTTTGAAGATAGAGGATTTAAACATTCAGTTAAGACTGATAAGGAAAGCAACGAGAAGTTTCTATTCTTTAAAAGAAAAGCTAGAATCAAAAGACCTAAGAAGGATGCAGAAGGTAATAATGTTACTGATGAAACAGGTAAGTGGATCATGGAGGAAACAGATAATGATGTACCCCAACTTAAGGATAAGGACAATAACAACATTGATCTTGCTATTGGTAATGGTTCAGATGTTATTGTTATGTATAAGGAGTGGGAAACTACACATCCTACCTTTGGAAATTTTAAAGGTTTGGATTTAGCAGGACTTCAAGTAGTACAACTACAAGAATACAATGCTGATGTAGGATTTTCCGCAGTAAGTATGGCAGAAGTAGAGGAGTTTTAAGTATGACAGAAGAAGAGATAAAACCTTTTATAACTATTGATGATGTACAGATTAACGTGGAGGACTTGCCTGAAGAAGGACAAGGAATCTTCGGGAGACTGCAACGATTGAATCAGAAGAAGGCAAACCTAACCTTGGACTTGGAAGAGTTGCAAGCGGGTATAAACTTTTTCTCTGATAAGATTGTTGAGATCGTTAATGGAGAAGGTCAACGAAAAGCAAACGCAGTAGCTGATGCTGAAGTAGTTGAAGAAGAACTATCTGAGTCTGACGATTCGGACTAGTGTGCCTAACAAGTTGCTAGACCTTGACAAAACTAGCATCCAGTTTTAAATAATAACGTGAGGGAAATTATATGGCTTTTATACAACACAATGCTAAGTGTCCATCTTGTGGCAAGAATCATTTATCCGTAAATGCAGATGGCTCAAGTAAATGTTTCTATGCAACTTGTAATGCATTTCATCCTGCTCCTAATCAGGAATCAAATGTATCTAATATTACACAGCCTGTCGTAGAACGCAAAGTTAAACCAATGCAGTCTGTAAATTCAGAAGGTTCATACGCAGCTTTAACAGATCGAAGAATATCTGAGGAGACTGCTAAGAAGTATGGAGTTAAAGTGGTTCATGGTTCGGATGGTAAACCTATTGAACATCATTATCCATATTACAATGGACATGAGTTAGCTGCAACTAAAACTAGAAAGGTTGAGAACAAAGACTTTTTCCTGAAAGGATCATTTGATGAGACTGCTTTGTTTGGTGAACAGCTATTCAATAAAGGTGGTAAGTATATTACTATAACCGAAGGTGAGTGTGATGCGATGGCAACGTATGAATTGATGGGCAGTAAGTGGGCTGCAGTATCAATCAAGCGTGGTGCTGCAGGAGCAGAGCGTGACATTAAAGATAGCCTTGAGTTCTTAGAAAGCTTTGAGAATATAATCATTTGTTTTGATAAAGATAAGAGCGGTACGGAGGCAGCTAAGAAAGTTGCTAGGTTATTCCAACCCAGTAAAGCTAAGATTATGACTCTTCCGAATGGCTTTAAAGATGCCAACGATATGTTGATAGCTAACAAGCATAAGGACTTTATGGAAGCATGGTGGAGTGCTAAGACCTATACTCCTAGTGGTGTGATAAATGTCTCTGAAGAGAAGAAGAAGTTCTTCAATAGACCGGTTAAGGATAGTGTGCCTTATCCTTGGGAAGGATTGAATAAGAAACTATATGGTTTAAGACAAGGTGAGTTGGTTACTTTAACTGGTGGCACAGGACTAGGCAAGTCTTCAGTAACTAGAGAACTTGAGCATCATCTTATAAAGAATACTACGGATAACGTAGGAGTGATTGCATTGGAAGAAGATTGGAGAAGAACCATTGATGGTATACTTTCAATAGAAGCTAATGCAAGATTGTATATAGATCAAGAGAGAGAGAAATTTTCTGAAGAAGAACTTGACAAATTCTTTGATCTACTATATGATGGCGAGAATAAAAATAGAGTATGGGTTCATGCTCACTTTGGTACGAATGATATTGATGAGATATTTACTAAGCTAAGATTTATGATCATAGCATGTGAATGTAAATGGGTAGTGGTTGATCACTTACACATGTTAGTATCAGCAGTATCTGAAGGAGATGAACGTAGGGCTATTGATAATATAATGACTAGGCTTAGAAGTATAGTAGAAGAAACAGGAGCAGGATTAGTTCTAGTTTCTCACTTACGTAGAGCGAGTGGTGATAAAGGGCATGAGAATGGAATCGAAGTAAGCCTTAGTCATCTTAGAGGTAGTCAGTCAATAGCCCAATTGAGTGATTGTGTGATAGCCTTGGAAAGGAATCAACAATCAGATGATATAAATGAATCTAATACAACTAGAGTTAGGGTACTTAAATCTAGATACACAGGTGATGTAGGTATGGCAACTCATTTATTATATGATAGAGAAACAGGCAGGCTGCAGGAGTTTGAAAAAGAATCTTATGAAGAAGAAGATGCAGACTTCTCAGCCTTGGAGTTATAGTATGGATTTAGTATTTGATATAGAAACAAACAGAGTGGGTGATAATGATATTGGTTTAGATAGTGTAGACACTATACATTGTATCGTTGCTCAAGATGTAAACACCGAGGAGGTATTCAGTTATCCTCCTTGGGAACTTGACAAGGGTGTTGAACTCTTGCAAAATGCAAAGACTTTAATTGGTCATAACATTATAGGGTTCGACATTCCTATGTTGGAGAAGCTAACTAGTTTTAAACAAGGAGGAATAAAAGTTATAGATACTTTAGTTACTTCAAGATTATTTTATCCTATACGAGAAGGAGGTCATGGGTTAGAGAGATGGGGATTTAAACTAGGGTATCCTAAGATAGACTTCGAAGAGTATGATGAATACTCCGAGCAGATGTTAGAGTATTGTATCAGGGATGTAGAATTAAATACTAAGGTGTTCAAAGCCTTACAACAAGAAGGTAAAGGATTCTCTAAAGAAAGTGTAGACCTTGAACATTCTGTAGCCTTACCTTTGAGACAACAGGAGTGGGATGGTTTTAAATTTAACATAAAGAAAGGAGAACTATTACTTGCTGAACTTAGAGAGAAGATGCAGTCATCAGAGGATGAGGTGCATAAGGTATTTAAACCTAAGATGGTTGATGATAAGTTAGTTACTCCTTATATAAAAAAGGATGGTGAGTTATCTAAGAGAGGTTTAACTGATGAAGAATACGATAGATGTATACGTACACAGGATGTTAATCCGTTCATGCGTAAACGTCTACAAGAATTTAATCTTGGATCACGTAAACAGATTGGACAATACCTACAAGAGTTTGGGTGGAAACCAAAAAGATTTACACCAACAGGTCAGCCTATTGTAGATGAGAGTATCTTAATTAATATAACTAATATACCTGAAGCTAAACTTATCGGAGAGTACTTAACATTGCAGAAACGTATAGCACAGATTGATTCTTGGGTCAAAGCTTTACGTTCTGATGAACGAGTACATGGTTTTGTGATACCCAATGGTACAATTACTGGACGTATGGCACACAATAAACCTAACTTAGCACAAGTACCTAGCTTAAAAAGTTTATATGGTAAAGAGTGCAGGGAGTGTTGGACTGTTGAAGATGGTTACAACTTAGTAGGAATAGATGCAAGTGGATTAGAACTTAGATTGCTTGCACATTATATGGACGATCAGGAGTATACAAATGAAATTATTAACGGAGACATACACACCGCTAATCAGAAAGCTGCAGGACTTGAATCAAGAGATCAGGCAAAGACATTCATCTATGCACTTATATACGGAGCAGGAGATGCAAAGCTTGGGAGTGTGGTTAGAGGAAGCAGGAACGATGGTAGAAGACTTAGGCAACATTTCTTTGATAATAACCCATCATTTAAATCTCTTAGAGATAAAGTATCAAGAGCAGCAAAGAAAGGATACCTTAAAGGGTTAGATGGTAGAAAGATATTTATACGGAGTGAGCATGCTGCATTGAATAGTTTATTACAGGGAGGAGGAGCAGTCATAATGAAGAAAGGACTAGCACTATTTGATTCCCTTATAAAACTAAATACCTTTGATGCTAAGTTTGTAGCTAACATACATGATGAATGGCAGATGGAAGTTAGAGAAGACCTTTCTGAAAACGTAGGTAAAATGGCAGTTGACTGTATAATTAAAGCAGGAGAATATTATAACCTTCGCTGTCCTATGGATGGTGAATATAAAGTTGGGAGGGATTGGAGTGAAACACATTAAAACAAAAAACATAAGATTTGAAGATGGTGAATGGTGGTACGTTGGGCAGGCAGATGGTAGACGAAGAGTTAATGCTCATGAAAAGAAAAACAATACAAGGATGTTTGTTAATGGTAAGTACGTACCAAAAACACATCCCTTACATAAAGCAGGAAGATTCAAAACTTTTCAAGGTGCAGCCTTTGCTTCTTTAAAAGGATATGAAAAAACAGATGAGGGTTATGTATACATTATAACTAATCCTTGTTGGAGTAATTGGGTAAAGGTAGGTATGGCTATAGATGCTGAAGATAGATGCAAACAATATCAAACAAGTAGTCCCTTTAGAGATTACAAATTATGTTATAGTAAATTTTTTGATGATAGAAAAGAAGCAGAAGCTAAAGCACATTCGTTATTAAAAGAATCTGCAGAAGAAAGAAAGGGTGAGTGGTTTAAAATTACACAGGATAAAGCACAACAAATAATAGAATCATTATGAAAAAATTAGATACATTAGTTGAAGATATATACAGTACCTTGGCTGTACTAGGCGAGGGTGAGGCTCTTGATGTAAGTGAAGAAGTACTAGACGAGTTTGGTAACGCTATGAAAGAAGCACTACGTCATTGGGCTACACCTAAGTCAAGAGATAAAGAAACTCTTAGGATGTCTAACATAGGTAAACCTTTAAGGCAGCTTTGGTATGACATGAAGTCAGAAGGGGAGGAAACACAGAAGCTTGATCCTCATCTCTTTATAAGATTTTTGTATGGTCATATTTTAGAAGAGGTCATGTTGTTCTTGGTAAAACTTTCTGGTCATGAAGTTTCTGATGAACAGAAACAAGTTAAGGTTAGTAATG